ATGCCGAATTCAAAACGGAAGCCGATATGAATGTTTATGAAATTTACTTTATAAACGAATTTAAGCCACCCTTAAACCGAGATGATAAGGCACAAGATAAATTAAGCTTTTCATTACCGTGCGTAGAGTGGAGGCCATTTGATACTCATCTATGGGGCAAGTGGAAAGAAAAGATTAACGCTGATATTGCCAAAGAAGAAATGAAGCATAAGGCGAAAATTGAGAATAGCAATCAACGTCGAATTATGCGCGGTAAATGGCATAGCGGGGAAATTAGCGAGAAGGAATACTATGAGTTTTTAGAGAGGGGATAAAATAATGACAATACAGGAATTTGCGAAGATGCTGGATGGTCGGGAAATGGGCAATGAGATGACTTCCGAGGATAAGGAACAAGCGAGGGAATTGGGATTTGTCGTGGTATATGGATACTCTGACGATAACGCAGAATTGCAGGGAGCTATCCGCAAAGAGGTTGGTTGTTTCGACGGTGGAACTATTTATCTAGATAATGATGGTAGGTTCCTTGAAGAATGCGAATGCGAATGCTCATACTATCAATTGGCAAAGGAAAAGTGCAAGCTAATAAATATAATATGGCACGATGAGGGCGGCCCTGCATGGACATACGAAACGGAAATTCCTCATGCGACATTTGATGTGATGGAGGCTGGAGAAGTTTGGTGCAGGGGTATCGTGTTCGATATTAAGAGTTTGGGGGAATAGGAATATGTACGATAAAGAAGAAATCTATGACGGAAAAATAGCCCCATTGATGTCAAAGATAATTGAGATTTGTAAGGTTAATGGCATTCAGGTACTAGCGAGTTTCTTCCTGAAAGAGAAAACTGAGGGGCAGGAAGATATGTTCTGTACAACTTGCCTAGTTCCTAACGAGGGAAACAAAAGGTTATCTAATGCCGCTAATGTGATACTTTTTGGGCATGAGGTCCATAAACCTTTCTTGATGGCTATGACAGTTACTAAGGAGGGTTAAGGGTTGCAACAAACAGAAAAAAAGCTCAGACATCCCCCGTGGCATTACATCACCATAGCTCGCCTAACGCTCTACAAGCCCAATCAGGACAGGATAGCGTACTTGCTTAGGGAACTATCCATGATGGGAGTTAAGACAACGCAGGTGTGTAGTGACATGCCACACGGTAGCGGTACGTCAGATAGTACAGGGGATTTGGCGAGTAGGATAGGGGATCGGAAAAGGGAGCTTGTGCAGTTACAAAATGAGGTTGAGTTGATTGATTTAGCGGTTGGGATGCTGACAGAGGCTAAGGGGTTAATAATTACAGAGAGATACTTGAACGATAATAAAGAAGCCTATGTGCAATTTGTCCTGAAGAAAAACCACGGGTTAAGGAGTCGGGATAGTTATTATCGGTTGAAAGATGAGGCCGTAGGGGAATTGGCTAAGACGATGGGGGAAATTAAATGATAATAATACAAACTATCCTTAATGGGAGTTAGACTGGAACGCATTGCAGTATGTCTTCAAGTATTGGTTATTGCGAAATGTTAAATACTCCTTCCGAAAGATGCCGCACGTATAAAAAGAGAGTCGAGTATGACCATGATGCACACGCATATAAAAGGTGCGAAGAATGCCTAAAGGCAGAAATTAAATAGACAAAACATACAAATGTCTAGCATTTAGCATACCTAGAACGTAAGACATTTTGATTATGTAATGTTACACTCTAGGGGACAGAATAACTTACAAAATAAAGACGCGCATGGCTTAATTATAGCCTTGACGCGTCTTTTCTAATTTTCAGGGGGTGTAACTTATCGTGGATTGCAAATTATGCACTAGGCAGAAGCGTTGTCCTGATAAGGAAAAGCCGCCTAAGAATTGCATTAGGTTTGAAAGGCTTGAGGATTCGAAAAGGTTTGACGCGGTCGATAAGGCGATGAGACATAATAAAGGGGTTTGGATTGCTCCGGGATAAAAAAAGGAGCCCTACTTATAGGACTCTTCAATGTTGAACAGATAGCCTTTTAAAACTTCTTTTATTTCTTGGAGTTGGGTCAATGATTCCCCTTCGTTCATCCATAGCTCGTCGTTACAGTGCGCGTCTTTAGAGTAAATCCTGTGTATATTTTTGGTATGCTCCTCGGATTTTGATGGGAAAACTCTGGCGCTAATCGTATTGACATGACCGGAGAAGTCAACAAATGTGCATAGCTCGGTGTTTTCGTTAACCAGGATAGCGAGAGATATGATTTCCATTACGAGTTTGTAGTTTTTCATACGTTATCCTCCTTAAAGCTTTTAATTCTCCATCGTAATTCGAGGGCCGTTATCGCGGTTCGGCGAAGAGTTTCGTCCATAGAATAGGCTCTACTCATAGTATCGATAGGTTCGCAGTATTCTCCTTCTTTATCTAGTCGCCATGAGTTTCCGGCCCATAAGGTAAAAGCCCAATAGATAATCGCGTAGTGACCACTTCCAAAGTCTGTTTTAAGAATTTCATCCCAATTTATTTCGAATTTTTTAGGGTGGATATGCTTCTTTGTTTTTCTGCGAAGTTCTGAATCGGACGTGAGGATATAGATTGTGCTAGACCATTCGACATCGTTTATCAGCTTACCGGGGCAGAGGGATTTGAATGAGTTGAGGTGTTCTTGGTCATTAAACATGTGCTTCATCCTCCTCTGGATCAACTACACTGTGCAGAGTATCGAATGGCTCGATTGGATCATTGGTTGCGAATTGGATATTGACTTGACCGCGTGAGTTAGTCCAGATTGCGACGGGTTTGTTGGTACGATTAGCTAGTTGTTGAGCTAGCTGGGTGTTGGATTTTTGGTTTAGCATGGGGCGACCTCCTTACGCCGATATAGCCCGGTTTGGCTTTAGGCTTAATTATTAGTGTAAGAAACAAGGATGCTAGTAATGCTGTTATCCAGTTCGCTTGAGTCGCCTGAACCCATGTAGGAATTTGCTATCCTTTCAAATGCCTCAATCTTTTGATCATCATTTAAAGATAGCAGCTTGGCTAATGTTAGATTTGTCATTTTAATTCCTTCTTTCATTTCTTCGCTCGTCCACGCTCCATATTTTTAGGAAGTATGGACGAGGGAAGAACCCTCTAGGATTGCTTTTTAAGTGCTTCTGCCATCGCTTGTCGAAGGAACTCTATTTTGGTTATTCCGAGGGACTTGCAGATGGTTTCGAGCTTTTCCTTTTCTTCGGGTAGGACATCGAATTTTAGAATTACTTTAGCTGCCATTGGTCACATACCCCCTTAAGATTTGAAATAATCCTTGATGTTCTGGTAATTGCTTCCGATTACCATTAAAACAAATTCTTCGTTAGCTTCAAAGCTTCCGCCAGCCTGACCATTAGAAAACATCCAAACGCCGTTTTGGTTATCTCCAGAGTCTTCGAAGTTTAGCACTCCTGCATGATAGCCGAATCCGCCATTGCACTTAAGATTAATAGGTTCGAAGGTATGGCGATTCTCGATTTTTTGTTTAAGTTCTACCGCATTAGATTTAATCATTTCAAAAAACTCCTTTACGCTTCGATCCCCTTTGTGATCCGCAAGCAATTTGTTTGATTGATCTTAGTATATACGATACGTAACGGTATGTAAAGAGGTAAAATGAGATATTTGTAAATTATTTTGAGCTTAGGGATTAGCGTTGCGGTGTTGCAATGTTAATTGGTGGGCTTAGAATGGACTTGGTGAGCTGTAAGAAGGTATTAAGGAGGAATAACTGATGATAGCAGAAAGAGTAAAACATGCAGGAGGTAGACCTCCTAAGTATAAGACGGTAGAAGAAATGTCAGATAAGATAGATGATTATTTTAATAGCATTACAACTACTAAGGATAAGCTGGATGAGGCCGGCAACCCTGAATATGACAATGCAGGTAATGAGATAAGAATAGTAGAGTATTTTATTCCACCAAGTATATTAGGAATGTGTCTTTACTTGGGAATTGATAGGGATACATTGAATGAGGTTTATTATAAGAAAGAGGAGTTCGTCGGCACAATTAAAAGAGCTAAGGCAAAAGTCGAGCAATATCTCGCCGATCAACTCAATAGGACAACGCAGGTTGCCGGCATCATCTTCAACCTAAAAAACAACTTTGGCTGGAAGGACATCCAAACTGTGGAGAACACTGGCCCTAACGGCGGCCCCCTGCTCATCCAGGCTGTCAGTGCATACTCAGATGAGGATCTACGACTCATGGCTGAGATCATGGAGAGAGCACAAATCCATGGTGAGGTCGTCGATATTGAGCCAAAATAATGTCCTTCAGTAGCGGAATTAGCCTTGTATTCTCATTTAGATTATGTAAAGTAGCGTAACCAATATTGACGTAAACCCTGTGAACGTTGGGAGAGTAGGGCTGCAGGGTATTTGTAGTAACTTCAATGTAAATTGTGTGCTTTACATAATGTTAGTTATCGGACTCAGTGCATCGTGCATGTAGTGCTATGGCTTGCCGGGTAGTAGCTTCTGCCTTGGCTGGCATCGGCCCTGCTGCTCCTTTGGCTTATGCTCTTTCTGCTGTCTGGCTCTGCTGTGACCGGGCTGCTGTGCTGATCCCTGAGGGTTGAGGTAGTGCAGAATCCTGAATTTAGCCCCTCCCCCTGGGCACGAACTGTGAGCCGGGTAAAGGGGTGATCTGTGTATATATCTCTATCAATAACTATAACAAGTTTACAAAGGAGAATAACGATGAAATTAAGCAAAGAAGATGCCGAAACTCTATTTTTCCTAAATGAATCTAAACAAATAGCCACAGGTATAGAGAATATTACATTATCCGATTATTAAAGGAGTGGTCAAACGAAGGAGGAAGCATAGGCCTTACGGCTGATCATTGTTTAAGATTAATAGATGATGGATCATTTACGGAACAGCAGGTTATGGAATCGATGATTAGATATGTAAAATCAACCACGCATTAGCACCCCCCATACACCCAAAACAAAACTAAGTACCTCTGATTAAAAGGGGTGCTTTTTATATTACAAAATGAGGTGATGAAGATTGAGTGACCACACAAAGATAATGATGGTAGACGAGAATACAAGAATTATCGTAGATGTTGTCACTGGCGAAATACTTCATACTCAGTACAGGACTAAAGATATATGGAGTCAACGAGATGAAAAGGTTATGGTTCACAAACTAAAGCCTTACAAAAAGCCTACTGAGGATAAGAAGAAAGGTAACACGCCGACTAACCCTGATTTTATCTGCGTCTTCAGAGACAATTGGAATGACTTAGTTAAAAAGAAGGAGCTAACCTTTGCCGAACGAGGCGTATTAATGTCTTTGATTGGCTTCACTAATTGGCGTTCTAATATTCTCGTGCATCCAAATAATCAACAAGTCCTGAACGAATCTACTCTATCCAAGCTACTTGACTGCAATAGGAGTCATTTGTCAGAACATCTAATGTCCTTAAATAAAAAAGGATTAATCGCCATTATTAGAACAGGAGATGGGCGTCCTAATAAATATATGGTAAATAGCAATCTATCTGTGTTTGGTAAGACGCTAAAGGATAATGCCGAGCACGGAGTGTTTAAGGATGTTAAATGGGAACCAGTAATACCGATAGTATTTAAGGACGAAAAAGACCATTCAAAGATTAAGAAGAAGCCATAATTTAAACCCTTGGTACAGGCGGTTTCCAGGGTAGTACCTGTACCCATAAGGCTACAGGACCTGCACCGAAAAGGCTACAGGTATTTTGATTATTTGAGGTAAATTTTACCTCATTTTTAATGTTAATAATTAAAGGAGATTGCAAATGAAGCTAGAGGATATGGAATCTTGTTCAGTAACAGAGTATGAGTTCAGGGCGGGTAGGGGGTTGTGTAGAAAGTGTATGATGTATGCAGTTTGCTCTACCGCCATGAGTCCTAACGCCAAGTTTCTCTTATTATCATTCTTTTTAAATAAAACCCTTGATTCTACCATGTTTTAACCTTGTCCGTCGTTAAGGACAGGTAATGAGTTGGTAGACGTTCAATCAAACGTATCAAACAACGTTAAGCACAAGTTAATTTTTTAATAAGATGGAGGTTACTATTATGGAAGTAATAGCCAATCTAAACAATAATGTTAAGGTTAAGTTGACAAACATAGGAATTGAGAGACTTGTGAATATTCATAATTCGCTCAATGAGGTTGTGAAGAAAAGCAATGGAATTGGTATCGGAGAATGGAAATCACCTGTCGATAAAGACGGCTACTATACGACTCAACTATGGAGCTTGATCCATGATTTTGGGGATATGATTGGGGTTACTCTTGAATCTCCATTTAATCCTATTGAGTTAATAATATCGGCTCGTCGATAGGAGTGTTCCTATGAAAAATGAAAATCGTGCGTGTAAAAAGTTCAACCCCATAGACCCTACACATGAGAAAACAAACTGCGCTTCATGTGCGTTCTGGGGTGGAGAGAAGTGTGTAGATGAGAAGGGTGCCATAGAGGTTGGGTTGCTTGCAGATTTTGGATGGTGAAAGGTGATGGACAATGGCAGAAGCAAAAGTAAAGAAGGTAAAGGCTGATGATGCTGTTGTTAAGCCTAAGATAAAGCAGAGTGATTTGCCAAGCTTGCAGGTAATTCAAGCCGAACTTGCCAGAAGAGATTGCAAATACTTTATAGAGAAGTTCGTTAAGATAGAAGATAGAGATGCCACTGAATTAGCAGTTCCCTTTACTTTATGGGCAGGACAAATTGAGGCGTTGAATAGTTTTATTAAAAACAAGTTAAACATCGTATTGAAGGCCCGCCAGATGGGATTATCTTGGCTGGCCCTAGCTTATGCCGTTTGGGGATTAGTACACCTGTGTGGTTATGCTGTAGTCGCTATGTCAAAGCGTGAAGAAGACGCTAAGGAATTAACAAGGCGTATTGGATTCATCTTAAAATACCTTCCTCCAACTATGATTCGAGAAAAGAAAACGGCAGGTAAATGGAACGGCCCCACATGGGAAGCAACTACACTTCAGGTCATAATTAATCATCAAGGAAAAGAGCCGAGCGTATTTAATTCATTGACTTCTGCTCAAGATTCAGGTCGGTCATTAACGGCAAGCTTGGTTATTCTTGATGAGTGGGCATTCCAACAATGGGCAGAAAGCATATGGGCGGCGGCGTATCCCACTATCAATAGACCAACAGGTGGTAAGGTAATAGGGATTTCCACGGCAAAACGAATGACTCTCTTTGAGGAAATATGGAGAAAGGCCACCCAAGGAGTCAATACATTTGAGAGAGTATTTCTTCCTTGGAGCACAGACCCACGAAGGACTCAAGAATGGTATGAGCAGACGAAGAAGGATTTGGGGGAGCAGAAGACAAAAGAAGAATATCCAAATACTCCCGAAGAGGCGTTCTCTGCTGCCGAAGGTGTGGCATTTCCTGAGTTTAGCTATGATCTTCATGTTGTGCAACCGTTTAAGATCCCTGACCACTGGAGGCGTTGGCGTTCTGCTGACAATGGCTATACAGACCCGTTCGCTTGGTACTGGTACGCTGTCGATGAGTTTGGAACCGTTTATATCTACAGGGAATACACGCGTGATCCAAAAGACCCAAAGGTTAGCTATTCGGATCAAGCAAAACAAGTGACACTAAAGAGCGGGTCAGAGCGTATTGGTTTTACCGTAGTGGGACATGACGCATGGGCCGTCCATCCTCTCACCAAAAGTACAAATACGCCACAGGGTAAATCTATTATTGATTTCTACATTGAAGGCGGGGTAAATGATTGTCTAAGAGCCGTAACAGACCGCATGTTCAGAAAGGCGACATTCCATGAATATCTAAAGCCTTATTGGGATGAAAACGCTGATGTAATGACTAGTAAGGTGAAAATTTTCAGTACATGCGAAAAGATTATCGAGACATTGCCGCAGTTACTGATTGATGAACGTGACCCTGAAAAGTATATGGAATGCACATATGACCACTGGGCAGATTCCGTAGGCTATGGATTAATTTCCCATCACAGTAATAAAACGGAATTAGAAGTAACGCGCAACTATAAGGATTTACCGGACGACATATTGGAGGATTTAGAAAGAGCTGACCCTAAAATGAGAGAGTATATTCTTTCCAAGATTGGTAGGTGATTAAGATGATTGTAATCGAATACCATCCCAGCGCCGAATCGCTGGTAATGGTCACTAAGCCAACCGAACTAACCATAGACCCTAAAACATGGGCAGATAAATTCAAGCTACCAGAACAGATTAGTAGATAGAAGGAGAGAACCAATGCAAGAGTTTCGATGTTCAAAGTGCAATAAGCTACTTGGTAAAGTAAATGATTCGCTTATGACTGAACCGCCAACAACTTTAGTGTGCTTCGCTAAGGATATGGAAAATTGCAAGAAAATAGTAGATTCATTATTTGAGATTAAATGTCCAAGATGTGGGACGATGAACACCAAATAAGGAGAGTGTCAAGATGTTTGGATTCAGGAAAAAGAAGGAACCAATCACAACGTATGAAAAATTCAAATGCAAGTGCGGGTGTGATCTATTTAGTAATACGATGAAGCTATGCTATCGTATTGTAACTTATCCAGATGGGTATGTAGGAAAATCTACTCAACCGTTGGATAGTCTGCTGTCTTGCGTTGAGTGTGGAAGTTTATATAACCAATATGGAACAGAAATAGAAATGAACAATAGATAGAAACCCAAGGAGGTTCAATGATGAACGAATCAGGAGAAGTATATGTTTCGTTTGATGTTACAGATTGGAGAACATTATTCCCGAACGTCGAAAGGAGAGCGTCAGAGATGATTGATAAGGAAAAATTAAATGAGTTAAAGAACAGCTCTGAATTAATACTAGAGCTAATAGGAACAATCGAGGAATCAGACAAAGCATGTAGCCATGCAATCAGCGGAAAACAACACTACATGGATGAATACAAGAAGATGACGGATAAGTACCACAAGTTGCGAAAAAGAATCCTGGATAGTGGATGCGATTCATGCAAGTTATTTTTAGTTGACTTATAAAGTTCAGCCCCAGAGGCCCCTGAGGTCCATCTCTCTTAACCGAGGGGTGGGCCTCTTTTTTTTGTTTCCCGAAAGGAAGTGATGCAATGATGAAAAAGAGATTAGCCAAGAAGATGATCAAGCGATACATTCATCCATTAATTAAAAATCTAAAAACAATAGACCATTTCGATGAAAGCTACTTAAATCGCACTATCATAAACGGAGAGATTGTATCTGAGGGTTGCGTGTATACACCTATGCCATTCGTTAGGGCTGTGAAAGATACAGCAGAGCTAATAAGGAAAACCTTGTCAGAAAACAGCGTTTGCCTGTTGAGGATATATCCAGAAGTCAGGCATGGAGCGATTAGGGTAAGGCTTTTATTAAAAAAGTAGGTGGCGTAAATTGTTTAAAAAGCTGAAGCAGTTAGGTGGTGATCTCATCGAAAAGGCTAAAACTTCAATTAAAAAGCAAAAAGAAGAATCCGAACAGCAAGCCAAGCTAAAAAAATGGATTGACAAATTTGAGGAAGCACGCACCGGTATCGACGAAGCAATCAGGGATGAGCGAGAAGCCATCTACCTTGGCACAAAAACCGTCGATGGTAATATTAACAATACTCGCGGTAACGGAGGCAAGCGCAAGCAAGCGAACAACGTAGTCAACCTAGTCCTAGAGTTCATCGAAACAGGCGTTGACTCCACAATCCCACAACCCTCCGTCCGAACAAAACTCCCCGGCTATGAAGCACAAGCCATGATGATCGAAGATAGCCTAACAGCAGACATAACAGAACTTGGCATGACAGCCATTAACGACATCAACGAGCGCATAACCCCGGTGCAAGGCTACTCTGCCATGCTAGTAGGCTGGAATCCCGACTTTAAGCATCACCTATACCGTGGTGAATTAGAGATAGAATCAGTTCATCCTAAACGAATCGTTCCACAACCCGGAGTTTTTTCCCTACAGGCCATGGACTACTTCTTTATCTTATCCTCAGTAACAAAAAACTACATCAAAAAGAGATACGATGTGGATCTCGAAAACGTAGGCGAACAATTCCCCAACATTAGCCTCGTCAGTAACACCACTCAACCAAATAACCCAGACATGGTAACAGAGATTGTCTGCTGGTACAAGAATGATGACGGAGAAGTGTCAAAGCTTGTTTGGTGCGAGGATGAAATCCTTGAAGATATGGAAAACTTTTATGCAAGGCGCATCAACGGCAAGATTCAAGAGTTTGAA